AGAGAAGGCTGAAGAACTGTTCTTATAGAATCTTCAGGATTCTCATTGTTATAAAAGTCGTAACCATAGTAACGAACAAAGAAGCGTACCTCTACATCTTTTGTGTACACACTCTTTCCATTCACCTTGAACCTGTAAGAACCCTTGGGTAGTACATCACCGCTGGTGTTCTCATTCTGTTGTTCAATGGCTAGCCGTGGGTAGCCTTGAGATGCATTGCTGCTAGATGTGTCTTTTTGTCCAATCATCTCAGCAATTTTTGCCATGTTTGCTTCTATGTCATCAATTTTTACAAGATCAGTCATTGGTTTATATCTCCTTTAAATTTAACCAATCATGCCCAATTTTTAGTTCGATGTCTATGGGCATATCGAACACTAAGTCATAACGCACTTTACATTCTTCAGCTATACATAACATACACTCCTTCATTAAGTCAACCATTTGTTCTTTCTCTTGTGGATGTACGTCCATTACAAGAGAGTCATGCACAGTATTGATTAGCAAGCTTTGCACACCTTGTTTGTTTAACTCGCGTAATCTTTTGTGCAACTTTATCAAAGCCAAGGGCAACAAGTCTGCTGTAGCAAAACCCTGTACAGGATAGTTCTTGATTGCAGTGGCGTTTGTTGCAGTACCTCTTGAAGTGAACTTTGCGAACCTGAACGCATACTCACGACCAGACGGTAGAACAACTTTCTTAGTACTAACAGCTTCATTCTGCAAATCCTCATGCCATTGTGTTATTCCAGAGTACTTGTCTTTGAATGCAGAGTAATATCTCATCTGCCTATCAGTACCTAGTATTCCTCCATAGAGAGGCTTAAAGGTATGAGACTTTGCCTCTTGTCTTGATATACCCATCACATTCGCTGTGTAGCTGTGTACATCAAAACCTTCAGTAACTTCTTTGTATATGGTTTCATCTTTAGATAGGAAACCTGCTACACGAAACTCTAGCTGAGAGTAGTCACCCTCTAGTATGTAGCCATTCTCGAACCTAGATACAATAGCTTCTCTTGCAGGGAAGGTAGTACCTCTAGGCATGTTTTGAAAGTTAGGCTTGCTAGATGATAGCCTACCAGTAGCAGTAATGCACTGATTAAACTGTGGATGAATAAAACCACGAGAGTCCTGAAACTTACCAAGACTGTCAACAAATGTGTTCAGATAAGTTCTTATCTTAGAATACCTTGTGTACTTCTCCACAAAGTCATGGGCTAACCCTGTTAGCTCCGGTAGTATCTGCTCCAAAGTTTCTTTATCTGTTTTAAATCCTGCAGCACAAGTGTCCTCAACACCACGAGGTATTACTCGTAGCCCCGCTGCTTCATTGATAGCTTCGTAGTACACACCTGTGGCTGAACATTCCTTACATTTAGTCTTGTGTTCACTGAGCTTACCAGACTTCAGTTTCTTGTAGTAAAAACCCAAGCCAGAACAATGAGAGCATTGCTTTCCTATAGTCTTTCTTTCTACAGGAGCCAATAGCTTTACATGAGAGTTGAATGACTGTGGTGACATTCTAGTTTTGTACTTAGGCTTTCTTGTATTGCCACGCCACTCTGATCCTATGTTAAATACAGACTTCCATTCATGTTTGTCTGTAACTTTTCTTGAATAAAGAAGAACACTGCGATCATCAGGGCTATCAAGATTGATGGGGGTATCACCCATAACTTGTGATACAATCTTTTTTAACTCATGCTGCAGACTACGGTACTGCTGCTCGTAGGTGTGCCGTATTCTATCAAGGTTTGTATTGGATATCTTTATGCCATGGCGTTCCATGTCGATAAGAGCGTCCGTTAGTTCCATGCTCATCTTAGCAACTTTAAGCATACAGGAAATCCCTCCAAGTTGTTTTCATATCAATTATTTGTTTATCGGCTAGCTCTTTTGTTATCTGAACATCAGCATCACAGTACTCCTTCACAAGCTGCCATGGTACATCTTCATATGATAAACCTTTATCGAGATACTCCTGTGTAAGATCTGTACGCTTGCTGCCTAAGCCACGCCTAGCGCAACACTCTGCAAGGCTAAGTGATTGCTTCTCTCCACGACAGAGAAGATACTCTGCAACCATTGTATCAAAGAGATTACCATCATACTTGAAGTTACATTCTCTCATCCAAGTAAGATCAAACTTGATGTTATGTCCTACAAGAATGTCGGTAGCGTTTAAGTTATCTTGTACTATGTTGAATGCATTCTTGTGGGGTTCTCTTTCATTGTGATGAAAGAAGCACCCTGCTATTTCTGTAGCATAATCTTCTGTGCTGAATGAGAACCATCCTATATAAACAAGCTGATCCTCAAAGAACGGTGAGGAGACTACGTTTCTTGTCTTATCAAAAGTAGTCTCGATGTCGATTGTAGTAACAATCATAAGAAAATATCCCTATCTCCATCACGTCTCAAAACGATTGATCCATGGTAGCCGTTGATTTTGTTCTTTGAAAACTTCAGAGTGCGAAACTCTTCATGCTCCGCAACTCCTATGCCTATGATTATGTCGGCTTCTCCTGCCTTGCCTGTCTTACTTCCATCTAGCATAGAGTAGTCAATGATCTCTCGATTGTGTGCCTCGTATGAGGCTTGGGATACTGCCCATACTGCCACATTGTTTCTCTTCGCCAACTCACGACTACGGGCATACAGTTCCTTGAGTCTCTCATCACCACGAGAGAACTCTCCATCTACCCGCACCTTGTCAAGTTGATCTACAAAAACTACGTCAACTTCATTTCTAAAACAGTAGTCCTCAATCTCTTGTATGCTTGTGCCTACACAGTCCATAAATGTAGCGTATGGTAGAACTTTCTCTTTGTAGTCTTCGATGAACTTTTGTTTATCTAAAAGAATCTCTTGTCGAGATAATTCAAGAATTGATTTCGCAACTCTCATGCGTGTCTTGCGTACTGGTTCCTCATTGCCCCAGTAAGCCACCTTGAAGTTGTTCTTCACATACCAACCACAGAGCCATGCAGAGAACGAGGTCTTGCCAATCTCAGGTCTAGCAAAAATTACTCCAAGGTTTTGTCGGTCTATTCCTGTAACATAATCTCTTATCTGTGCAGGAAACTTGAACTCCGGTTCCCTCTCGAACTCGTCTAGGCTAGTCTCTATGTCCTCTCTGAGTACTGTGTACGTCTTTGACACCTTTACCTCATTGTTCTTTAAATCTTCTACAGATGAAAGAAGTGGGCTAGTGTCACCGGATTTACCCAGAAAAATGTCAAGTGCCTGTTCACCTATCTGTTTAGCCTTTGTTCTTTTCCAGAAGTTGTGCAGAATGTCAGCAACAAGATGGTCATTTACTTTTACTTGTTTGAGAGAGTTGATGTCTCTCTCTACTCGCAACCTTGTTGCCTCTGGCATGGCAGGGTTTGCATCTCTGTGGTACAACATTAAATCCTCTACAGAAATGTCACCCTCATAAAGCTTATGTAAATTATTTACTGTATCAATTATTGATCCTACTTCTTTAGGAAAGTACTCCTTCTTTACTAACGATGCTATTCGATTGTAGTTGTCTTTCTTTAGACAAGCAACTATCACAGATTTATCAATCATCTAGTCTTAATATCCTCTTTGCTTCAGTTTCGTTCAAACGTTTTAAGTCTCTTGGTATTATGCGAACCTGTACATGTAGCATATGCCACTGCAGTACGTGAGAAATGTTCACTGCTTTGTCAGTAGCATCTTCATCAACAGCCACAATAACTTTTCTGTATGATGAAAGTTTCTCAGTACATTCTTCAGATAAACTTGTACCCATCATCGCAACACCTGTAGCAAAACCTGATACAGATACTGCAGATGCACAATCCTCTACTAGCACTGCCGTATCAAAGTCACCGCAGACAAATGGTAATCGAGATTTACCATACCTGTACCACTTTGGTAGTTCGTCACCCATTGCACGTCCTGCAGCGTCAACAACCACACCATTTTCTTTTACTACAAACACAACTCTGTTTTTCTTGAAGTCATAGCGAATGTCAGCGCGTTCAGCTCTATACGATTCAAGACAATGGTTATCTTGTAGGTACTTCAGTTCTTGAATATTCAGGTCATGTCTCCAATACTGTTCGTGATGTTCAATTCCTAAATCAGCATTGTTTTTTATTTCAGGTATTTCTGTCTGTTTGAATGAATGTTCAGATAATCCTGCTTTTATTACTCCACCTTTGGTACAGTCAGAATGAAAACAATAATACTTAATACAATCACCAAAGTTAGTTACTGATAAAGTATTAGTACCATTACATATAGGACAATCAAATCTCTTAGATCTACCTAATGGTATATATTCTTGAGATATATATTCTTGTATATTCATAATATATCCTATTATAGTTATTATTATATTGGAAGTTTAGCCAATCGGCAAAGAGCCTAATATCATGCCATTGCAAATCAGTCTAGAATTATTTTTGTTTAGATAGATAAAATTAATTGTTGATATCTCAAAACGGCTGTGCTATTGAAAAATTCCTTTCAACAATCAGCGGAGTAATCCGATGCAAAACATTTCCATCTCATATCCAAAGCCTAACAATCCTGAAATGATGAGACGCATGATAACTGGTGCGGTTCGTGATAAGTTTTTTACTGTAGAGTTTGTGAAGTCTGATGGTACTTCTCGTAAGATCAATGGTCGGCTAGGAGTTGAGAAGCACAAAAAGGGTGGTCGTGACTGCAACGATGCAAAGAAATATCTCACAGTTTTTGATCTAGAAAATCATGGCTACAGAAATGTTAATCTTGATACTATAACAAGCTTCACCTTTGCTGGTGTTCAGCACAGATTTGTGGAGGACTGATCATGGGACTACGAGGTTCCCCCCACGCACCTAAGTTCGTGGAAGAAGTAATACGTCTGCGCTATGAAGGTAAATCAGCAAGAGAAGTAGCCTCACGCATGGGCTATGAATACAAGAAAGCCACAGGCAGAACCATGACAAGAAATGTTGTGATAGGTTTGTGGAACAGGCATGGCAACTTTTCTAATATGCCTAAACCTAAGAACTCCCCTACCTACGATGACATCATGGAAGAGTGGGCTTACCGTGTTAAAAAGGGTGAACAGGTCCGTATTCGCAAATGTCTTTGTTGTAGTAAAAAAGTTGTGCTAGACAAAGCCCATCGTATCTGCGGCAAGTGCAAGTCTAGTGTAGACTTTGTTCATGGGTTCAACGACTATCAGGTGTACGGTTGATGAGTATGGCTAACAACACTCAGCGAGGGATACAATCGAAGCTAGCGGTTATGCGGCATTTTGTAGACC